AGAGTAAACAGTTGTGCCCCGGTGTTTGAAAGTGGGGCCGTCTGGTATCCGTATGGTGAAAAATTTGCCGAAGACGTCATTGACGAATGTGCTGCCTTTCCTAACGGGGCAAATGATGACTATGTAGATTCCACGACTCAGGCAATACTACGATACAGACAAGGGAACTTTGTTGAGTTATACTCGGATTATAAAGATGATGAAGATTTACCTGAGAAAACGTATAACTACTACTAGAGCGTATGGCAGAGCAAGACAAAACAATTCAAGAACAGAATCGTGAAAATCTAGGTGCGCTTGGTATTGGTGCAGGTATCATTACTNGTATTGCAGCAAAAGCTCCTATCGTTCGTCAAGCTAAAAAAATCTATTCAGGTATTAAAGGTTTAATGAAATCAAGCGATGAGATTACTGATCTACCTGCAACCAAAGGAAATGAATTATCCAACGCTAGAATTATTCCAGAAGATGCAACGTTAACCGCGTTACAAAAAAGACAAAAAGAAGCTCGTGAAGCAATGGACTATGATGTAAACGTTGTGGATGATATTAAAAAAAGAGTGGCAAGTAATCCTTTAACTTTAGCAGGACGCAACACGGCTGCGGATACAGATGTCAGTGTGCACGGCTCTGCTTTGTTTGATGCCATTGCAACTTTTCCAAACATGGGTAGAAAAAAAGGTTATCAAGCACCAGCACAAGCTTGGGCAGATTATTTTAAAAAAGGACAAGTTGGTAAGATAGGTGACGTAAAATTAAATGTAACGCGAGACGAGTTAGCGGATACTAACATAGCTTACTTTGATGAAAAAAATAATTTAATAGGCGGTTACCTTAAACTAGCACAAGATGAAAAGGTACCGGTATCGGCAAAAACATTATTAGAGATGGTAGCTAAATCTCCAGCACATAATACCGCGCATATTCGCATGGGCTATAGTCAAGATTTTAAACCAGCAGCAGACGATTTTTTTGATGAGTTTGATGATGTAATGGCAAGAGTAAAAAAACAAGTTGATGACTTAGCTAATAAAAATGATATAGCCATGCAAAAGGATCCTAATGTACCTATCAATGCAGATGCAAAAAGGCTACAAGAAGACCTTGACGATTTAGTTGAATACTATTACACCAAAGGTACAGATTTTAAAGCTAGGAATTTTGGTGCTAGTTCTACTCCAAGTAAAACTACTGATGATGAATTTTTAAACTCAATGAGAGGAGCTATCCGTGGGTTAAGTGATAAAAAAGAAAGGTTTGATGATTTGGGTATACCGTTTGATAGTACCCTTGGGCCTTTAATGAATAAATTTGACAATTTTGCTGGTGTGCTACAAAAAGAAATAGGTATGGGTNATACGATTAAGCACAGCCAAGANG